CAGGGGCAGATAACTCACGTATCTGACTTGGCGATCCTGACGGGGGCGGTTGATGGCGGGATCGGATTGTTGGACACTTCCGGCGCGTCGGGTAGCAATGTCGGAACCGATCGGATCAACTTAATCGTTGCCGGGAACACCACTAGCCAATATTGGACGAAGGGGATCGAGGAAGATGCGCGCGCCGTCACAAGCGGCGGCAATCCCGGTTTCGTTAACTACAGCAACGTCAATATCACCGGCGGCAGCGCCCAAGGGACTCATGGGTTGGGTATCGGCGTTCAATTACTTGGTCCCAACGATTCGGCTTTTTCGGCGATCGAATATAACTTCTCAACGCCGTTTTTTGGCTTCCTTGCGGTTGGGCTGGATACCGGCCCCAAAGACGTTCAGGGAATCACGCTGTCGCAGGCCAATTGGGTCAATGGCGGGATCGGGATTCGCATCCCGTCCGGCGGCACGGTGGAAGTGCTTACCGTTGAGAACGGATCACAATTTGGCGGCGGCGATAACGCCATCGAGATTGACGGCACGTTAGAGGGACTGTGGGTCCAGAACAGCTTGTTTTACGTTCAAAGCACCAGCGGCCCGACATCCGCCATTCATGTGAACGCGGGCGGCAGTTTGGATGATCTGTCGTTTCAAAACAACCAAGCCTACGGAGGGTTTGGGGCCGGAGGCAATTACCTCATAAATTTCTCTGGCGGCTCCTCCGGCGTTCGCGGCCTCATTTCCGGCAATATTATCAACACCTTCGCGTTTGGCGTCAACCTCCAGGGCAGCGGCACGACGAACGTTAGAGACTACAGCGTTTATGGGAATAACTTTCAGAATGTTGCGCAGCCTTTTATCGACTCCACCAACGCCGACAACAACCGATCGTTTGACTTGAACGGGAAGTCAGCTCTGCTGCTGGACTCGTCCGACAATCTTTTGGTCGGGGCCGCCGGGGTCAACAGCGTCTATATCAACACGCCCTTTCACACCTATGCGGGGCTGGATATCGGAACCGGGTTTGGGTTGAGCTTGGCGGGTACGCCAGTCCTAAATCTAGGAACTGCCGATGTAGAGCTTGGAATAACGGCGGTCGGCAGTGGCACCAATGTCTCCGTCACCGGCACGGGTGATCTTCGGGTGCCGGCGACGGTGACGGCTACCGACTTCGCTTCTGCGGGTCAATTCGGCATCAGCACGTCGGCCACGGTCAGCGGCTGCACCCTGACTTACACCAAGGGGCTGTTGACAGCAGTCGGAGGTAGCTGTTGACCACATCGATTGATGTCGTCAACTACGCGCTTGAGCTGATCGGATCGCAGCAAACGATCACATCCTTCAACGATGTGCCGGTCGGGCTCGCGGCCAATATCATCTATGTGCCGACCATACAGCTCGTGATGTGGCAAACCCAACCGGACTTCGCTCGCGTCGAGGGTCAAGCCCTAGCGATAGCCACCGGCAAGACGGCCCCGCCAGGGTGGACGTATGTCTATACGTACCCTTCCGATTGCGTGCAGATGCGGTATGTTTACCCTGCCATCTGGCCGCCTTTTGATCCCCAAGCGATACGGTCCAGCATCGGCTTCGATAAAACCGCCACCGCCGCTAAGGTCGTCTGGAGCACCGTCCAGAACGCGGTGGCGAGCTACACGTCGTCAGCGGTAACGGAGAACCAGTGGGATTCCGCCTTCATGCAGGGCGTAATCCGCCAACTCGGCAACGTGCTGTCGATGGCCCTCGCCGGTCGTCCTGAGTATGCGCGTGAGCTTTTGCAGCAAGCCGAGATGTACCATCAGATGGCGGAATCCTTGGACGAATCCGGGGTGCGGCCCTGATGGCCACGGATGTCGAAGGACTCTGTAACCAAGCGCTGCGCCTCATCGGTTACAAAATGCGCATCGGCTCAATCTATGAGGGAAGTGAGCCAGCTAAGGCGTGTCTTGAACTCTACGGACAAACTAGGGATGAGCTTTTGCGCGAGCTGTATCCCGACTTCGCGCGCGTCAACGATGTGGCGCTCAGCTTGCTCAAAGGTCCGCCGCCGCCCGGTGGCTACAACCCCGCACAGCCGTGGAGCACGACCTATCCGCCATTCCCGTGGCTCTACGAGTACGCCTACCCCGCTGACTGCCTCCAGTTCCGCGGCATCATTCGGCCTCCCGGCATGTTGCCGATGCGCGATCCCCGCCCGGTGCTATGGAGCGAGAGCAGCGATAACACGCTGGCGACACCAGCGCGGGTGATCCTGACGAATGTGGCGGGCGCGATCGGGGTGTATTGCGGCCAGATCACCAACCCGGCGGCATGGAACCCGCTCTTTACTGCAACCTTTGTCGAGAGCTTGAGTAAGAAGCTATCGGTGCCGTTGGTGCAGAACCTTGACCTTGCCAAGCTGACAGCGCAAGAGAGTGCCGCTGAGGCTGTCGTCAGCGACCAGCATCGAGGCTAGGGATGTGCGACGAGAAATTCTCCGAGATGACGGAACGAGTGGCCGCTGCCGCCTATGCGGAATTTTCGGATAACGATCCGACTGCCGAATTCGCGTGGTGGTACGGCAAGGATGAAGGCGAGCCCTACGATTGGCGGCGGGAAGCTGATAGCACATCAGTCGGGACTGCGGGCTTTCTTCGGTGCGCTAGGGCCGCGATAGCTGCGATGCGTGAGCCGACTGAGGCGATGAGGGGGGCTGGGAAGCTGGAAATGATCTATGCAGAGGCCGGCCCATCTCATCTAGCTTTGGCCGATGATTGCGCGGCCCCAGTCTGGCGGGCGATGATCGACGCGGCGCTCAAAGCGTAGGCCCCGAACTTGAGTGCATTAGCTGAGGTTTTTGAGATCATTTTGAGCTTGCCGCGATCGGCCTTCGGAGACTTCTCGCGCATTATTCCACTTGAGGTTCCCGAGGGGCTGTACGCGCGTTTCATGATTGAGCGGCATGGCTTGCCTGAGCCCGTGTTGGTGGTTGAGGGGCTGCCGTTGCCCAATATCCTTTTCAAGGGAGTCGCGGTTCACCCTCCGATTGCCGCGATAAACGGCCGTGCAACCTGAGGATATTGTCAACCGCGCACTTGATGTTCTGCCCGGCGTCCGCCGCACGATCGGCTCGCTGGAGAGCGATGGCACGACCGAGTCGGAAGCCGCGCGTCGCATTTACGGGCGCGAGCTGCGGGCATTGCTGCGAGCCGCACACTGGGATTGGGCACGCAAACGCACCACCCTGTTCCTGCTCGCCGACGCGACCGGGCAAACGCCCAATGTCAGCACCTATGTCGAGTACCCGTGGATTTACGCCTATGCGTGGCCGAACGATTGCGTGCGGGCGCGGTGGCTGCCGTGGACCGGCACGCCGCCAGGTGCGCTCGCAGGCTTTGGTGCGCCGCCGCAAAACATCCAGCCGGTTCCCGGCAATGTGCCGATATCTTCTGGCCTCAACGTCGTGTCGCCCGGCCTGGCGGCCTTTGAGGCTCCGGCGCGGTTTCTCGTCTCGTCAACCGATCAATATCCGTCGCAGGCCGGCAACCCGCCGTGGGATCAGGTCGCCGATTACGAAGGGCTGGAGGGCACCGGGCCGGTCAACCGCCGCGTCATCCTGACCAACGTGCCGCCGCAGATACAGCCGCTCGGGGCGCAAACCCTTCCCGGCCCGCAACTGGTGTACACCTATCTGGCGCTCGAATTGGAGTTGTGGGACGCGCTCTTTGAAAACGCGATGGTGCATGTGCTGGCCTCCTATCTGGCCCCGGTTGTCATGCCCGACCCCAAGCTCGCATTGGGCGAACGCAACGCCCACGTACAGATCGCGCAGCGCGCGGTGCGGGATGCTCGCGTGGCCTCAGCCCAAGAGGCCGGCTGGAAGCAAACGACCGATCACACGGCCGACTGGATTGCCGCAAGACGATCCGGCTGGGCACGGTGGGGCAACCAGCCGTGGGGCGGCGGTGGTGGCCCCGGCTACTACGGCATGGGCTACGAGGCGATGACCTGGGGCGATGGGTCGGTGTTTTGAAGCTTCAGCCAGCCCTCATGTATCCACTCGACGATTTCCGGCTCGGCCTCGCAGATATCTCGTTCATATTGCTGAGATCGAGCACGGCAGAGTTGCCGCCTAGCCTTGTTGCGTGTCTGACTGCGTTTCATGGCGGCATTTAAAGCATGTCGAGTCCATTTATCGATACCTCATTCTCGAAAGGCGAAATCACCCCTGAGCTTTGGGGTCACGTCGATCTTGCGGCTTTCCACACCGCCGCCGCCACCTGTCGAAACATGTTCGTCAGCTATCGCGGTGGGGCGTACTCCCGCCCCGGCACACGCTACGTTGCCACATCGAGGCAGAGTGCGGGCACCGGGGACTCGCCGCCGCGGTTGATCGCCTGGCAGTTCAACAACCAGCAGGGCTACGTGCTGGAATTTGGCGATCTCTACGTCCGCTTTATCTTTAACGGCGGCTATGTACTCTCGGGCGGTTCGCCCTATCAGATCACCAGCCCCTACAGCGCGGTCCAGGCATTCCAACTAAAATTCGTCCAATCGGCGGATGTCATGACGCTCTGCCATCCGAACTTTAAGCCTTACGATCTGGCGCGCGTCGGCCCAACCAGTTGGACCCTGACGCCGACGCCGGTCGGGGCCACCAACGCGCCGCCGACCAGCGTCACGGCATCAGCCACGACAGCCCCGAGCGGCTCGCTGCTGCCATGCGCTTATGCCTATCAGGTGACGACGGTCGATGCCGTGACGGGGCAAGAAAGTTTGCCCTCGAATATCGCCGATGTGACGAACTCGGTTGATATGTCGGCGACGGCGGGATCGATCATACTGAACTGGACCGCCGCCAGCGGGACGCCGCATTATTACAAAATCTATCGCGCGCCGACTTCGTACAACACGGGCAATTCGACAAATGCCCTGCCGGTGCCGGGCGGCGCGATCTTTGGCTATATCGGCCAGACCCTTGGCACGCAGTTTGTCGATAGCAACATCGTGCCGAACTACACGTTAACGCCGCCGATCTACCAGAACCCGATCGCGCCGGGGAGCGTCGTCAACATCGATATGACGGCCTCTAGCGGTGGCTGGGTAACGGCGACGGTGACGATCAGCTCGATTACGGGGTCGCTTTTCTCGGGGCAACCGATCGTCGTCAACGGCTTTATCGTCGGCGTCAAAATACTGAACGGCGGCATCAGCTACGATTCGTCGGCCGATACGGTGGTGTTCGCCGGGACCGGCGGGGCGTCCGCTACCGCGAACTTCACCACGACGCCATTAAGCGGCACCTATCCGAGCGTTGACGCGTATTTTCAGCAGCGCCGCTTCTTTGCCGGCAGCATCAATCAGCCCGACACCTACTTTGCCTCCAAGCCTGGCCAGTTCAACAATTTCAGCTACTCGTTGCCGTCGCAGGATGATGACGCGCTTGAGGGAACGCCGTGGTCGGGTAAGGTCGATGGCATTCAATGGTTCCTACAGATGCCGCTCGGCCTTTTGGCTTTTACCGGCTCGGGCGTGCAGCAGATCGGCGCGCAGGGCAGCTTTACCTCATCGCCGCAAGGACTGACGCCAACAACCCAATTCGCCTTCCCGCAATCCTCGATCGGCATATCCAGCACGGTGCCGCCGCTGCAGATCAATTGGGATGTGCTTTACCTCGACTACAACGGCGACGACGTGCTGGATCTCGCTTACCAGCTCTATTTCAACATCTACGCCGGCACCGATATCTCGTGGCCGTCCTCGCATCTACTCGGGGCATCCAATCATACGATCATCGAGTGGTGCTATTGCCGCAACCCCGGCCGCATCGTTTGGGCGGCGCGCGATGACGGGGCGCTGTTGAGTCTGACGTATCTGAAAGAGCAAGAGGTGGCGGGTTGGGCGCGGCACGACACCTGGGGGCAAGTCAAATCCATCTGCTCTATTGTCGAAGGCTTTACCGACGCGCTCTATCTTGTGGTCGAGCGCCCCGTACCCAACGGGCTCGCCTATTTTATCGAGCGCATGGACGATCGCCAGTGGGCCGGCGTCGAGGATTGCTGGTGCGTTGACGCCGGTATCGCGACGATCCCCAACATGCCGGCGGCAAAGTTGACGGCCTCCTCGGTGTCGGGCGCGGTGGTGTTCCACGCCGATCATGCGGTCTTCAATTCCGGCGAGAACGGTCAGGTATTGCGCTTTGGCGGCGGGATCGCGCTGATTACCGCTTATGTCGATAGCACGCATTTGAGTGGCACATGGGTCTATCCGTGCCAAGAGCTTTATCCGAACGCCCCGACCCCGACGCCGCTTCCGCAGCCGCAAGGGCGGTGGACCTTGTTGCCGCGGGTCACGACGGTTGGCGGGTTTTCAAATGAGTATCAGGGGACGCATGTTGTCGGGCTCGCCGATGGCGTGCCGATCGGGCTCGACCCGGCGCTACGGCCTCTCTACCCGTGGCTGCCCGCGGTGTCGTTTGGCTTTCTGACGGTATCGGGCGGCAACACCGTGACGTTGCCCTTTACCGCCAGCAAGGTTGTGCTCGGCTTTGGCTTTACCGCGCAGCTACAGAGCGTCTATCTCGATACCGGCGAACAGCCGACCATCCAGGGGCGACGCAAAAACATCTATGCCGCCACGGTACGGTGTCAGGCGAGCGGCTTTTCGCAGGTCGGGATCAACCAGGCGGACGCCTCGGCGGCCTCGCCGATGCCGCAATTCGAGGTCTGGTCGGGCTTGCCCGCCGCCGTACCAACGAATGTCCAACCCAATCCTGCCGCACCCTATACCAGCGTCGGCGGCATCTCGGTCCAGCCGCTCTTTACCGGCGACCAGCGGCTCATCGTGCCGTCGGCGTGGGCCAAGCCCGGCCAGGTCGCGGTGCAGCAAATGCTACCGCTGCCGGTCAATGTGACAGCACTAATCCCCGAGGTGCTGGAGGGCGATACCCCGGAGATGCAGATACAGCCGAGGCAGCAATCGGCCAACAGCAACGGGAGGAGAGCGGCATGAATCAAGTCGCTTTAAGGTCCGCACTGACGGCAATGTTCAGGAGTGGAACGGTAATCTCCGCCGAGCAACTAGAGATGCTTAATTACATCGAGGAGTTTCCTCGCCGGTTTCAGGAATTAGTGGATGCGCCGCGGGCAGCATCGTGTCCGGTGGGACCAAAGACTGAAGATGACATTTTCCTCGATGGACTTCAGGCGCCATGAAGGGCGAAGCGGTAGAGGTGGCGTTTGATGACGCGCCCGAGAGCATGCAGGTGTACCTGATAAGCGAACACGGCTCGCGCGAGTTAGCCGAGAAGCGCGGCGTCAAGATATTCCGCTATCTGGGTAGCCGGACTTACTCGATCGTGATGCCGGAAACCCCGCCCAAGGATCATTGATGGATTACCGAGCCGAGCCTTGCGGCGTCTCGCACCTCCGCGCGGTGGCGCGCTCGCTGCGGCATGAGGAGGTGACCGAACTTGCAATGTCATATCCGCTTGGTATGCCGCAGCTGATCGGCCGCCAAGTCCGCCACGTCATGTTCGCGTTGTGGCGGCAATCGCCGTGGTCGCTCGCTTTTGTCTGCGGCGATGGCGTGATCGCGGTCGTCGGGGATTCCGCGCCGCTGCTGTGCGCCGAGGGGCGGCCCTGGCTGTTTACGACAACGCTCGCCGATCGCTTCCCGCTCGCGTTCTTTTGCGAGGCGCGCGACCGCATTCGAGCGATGCTGGCGGTGCGGCACGTGCTCCGGGCATCGATCCTCGCAACCTCTACCCGTAGTGCGCGATTTTATGACATGCTGGGGTTTACGATCGGCGAGCCGCAGGACGGCTTGCGCGAGATTTCGATCGGGAGATGACGAGTGTGGCATCAGCCGCAGTTTGATTGGGAGGCGAAGCGTCTACTCTTCTGGGCGGCGGCGGCGCCAATCCTCGGAGCAGTTGGCGCGGGTGTGCAGGCCATCGGCGGCATCGCGGGCGGCCAAGCGCAGGCGGCGGAGGCGAATTACAAGGCGCAGGTGGCCCAAAACAACGCGATTATCGCGCAGCAAAACGCCAACTACGCGACAGCAGCCGGGACAACCCAGACCTTCAACGTCGGCCAGCAGGAGCGCGAGAAAGCCGGCAAGATCACGACCGGGCTCGCCGCCTCGGGGCTTGATGTCAACACCGGCTCGGCCGCGCGGGTGCGCGCCAGCCAGGCAGAGATTTCGCAAGAGGCGGAGGAACAGACAGCGGCAAACGCGGCGCTGACCGCTTATGGTTATAGAACGGCCAGCACAGGCTATCAGGCCGAGTCCACACTGGAGAAACAGGCCGCCAAAGAGGCGGTGCCAGCCGCGATCTTGGGTGCCGGCGGCACGCTGTTGTCCAACGCCGGCAACGTCGGGTTTAAGTTCTGGGGTCTCCAGAATAACCCAACGCCGACATCGGCGGGCACCTGATAGATGGCGACAATTCAGTTTCAGCCATTCAACCCAGTTGAGCCGCGCCCGGTCCCGCCTGACGACTACCAACACATAGCCACGCCACCGGGCGCGTTCGGCGCAGGGCTCGCGGCAGGCGAGCGGGAGTTAGGTGCAGGGCTGACGAAGGCCGGGCAGTTCTTTGGGCAAGTCGCGGCTGACGACCAAACCAACAAGTATATGACGGCGGTGCGCACCACCCTTTACGGCGACCCGACCAAAACCATGACGGCGGCAGACGGTTCCCAGCAGCCAGATCGTGGGTTTTACGGATTGCGCGGTCGCGCCGCTCTTGATGCGGCCCCGCATGTCTTGGCTCAACTGGAAAATGCGCGGCAGCAGCTGCATGACAATCTCGGGACCGCGGACTCACAGCTCGCGTTTGATCGGGATACGCGGCGCTTTCAATATTATGCGGGCTCAGAGGTCAGTCGGCATGCCGATCAGCAGGCCGACCAATGGTATGGCGAGGTCGAGAAGGCCAACAAGGATGTCGCGCTCGCGAACCTCAATGATGCAGTGGCGCATAACAACCAAAGTGGCATTGACAGCGCCAATTCGGATTTGATCGGAGCCTATGTCAAATCCGCCCAGCGGCTGAGCGGCGGCGATCCGACTGTCGTTAATGCGGCAGTGCTCGACGCCAGGCGGCTTGCGGCGACGACAGAGGTTATGGCTCGCGCGCCGCATGACGCGCCGGGGGCGCTGCGTGCGCTTGAGGCGAGTCGTTCTGTGCTGTCGGCGCAAGAATATGAAACCCTATCCGCGCGGCTAAAGGGGCCGGCGGCCGAGCAAGAGGCGCAGCAATTTGTCTTTGGGCCAGGCGCGACGCCGCAGCCGGCATACGGAACAGTTAGACAGCTACAGGGCGGTCCACACGCGGCTGTCGTAACGCCGGATCAAGTCGCGGCGACCGCAACTGCTAAAGGCGTTGATCCGGCGCTCGCGAACGCCACGGCCGACATTGAGAGTCATCATGGCGCGAATGTCGGAAGCGCTGAACATGCGGCTTATCGCGGCAACATCTATCAACTCGGGCCAAAAGAACGCGAGGCGGTCGGCGTAACCGGCGGCATGGGGACGGCCGGCGATCAGCTTGGCTACGGAATCGATTTTTTGGCGAAGACTAAGACAGAACTTGCGCAGGCGCTGCGCCGCGAGCCGACGAACTCCGAGGTGTATTTGGCGCACCAGCAGGGCGTAACGGGAGCGACCCTGATGCTGCAGTTGCCGAATACCAGGGCAGGAAACATTGTCGGTGATGCGGCTGTACGCGGGAATGGTGGCGACCCAAATGCCTCTGCGCGGCAATTCACCCAGATGTGGGAGAACCGATACAATCGAGTAGAAGCCAAATACGGCGGCAAACAACTAGCGGCTGGGTTCTCGCGAGGCTCAAGCGGCCAATTGCTTAGGAACGGCCGCGAAGCTGACGTGATGCTCCCTGGCGGGCGGCCGGCATGGACTGAGCCTGGCGTCACCGCCGCCTCCATGCCGGAAGAACAACAATTGCCCCCTGGCATTTCTCGGGATGCGAACGGGCAGATATTAAAAAATGGGCGGCCACCTGATGCGATCATTGGCGGCGCTCCGGCATGGTCAGGCGATGCCGAGAATGTTGTGGCGCCGCTTTCTGAGGAGCGTTCGAGCGGCGCCCCCAACGTTCCGCCCAGCTCCCTGCCTGGCGACAGTAATGTGCCGGGGCTGTCGAGCGAGATAGATCGCATCTTTCATTCAGACTTATCGCCGGACGCCAAAGTCAAGGCGTCCGAGTTGGCGCGGCTGCGCTATAGCTCGGCGTGGTCGGATCAGGCGCACGCTTATGAGACGCGGCAGCGTGCGCAAAAGCAGGCATCCGAGGCGCGTGAGAGCGAAATTATCGCAGATGTTTACAGCCCGAATCCTCAGATTACGGCGGCGGCGATATCGCAGGATAAGTCGCTCACGCCAGAAGCGCAGATGCGAATGATTAAGTTTATTGAGGTCGGGGCGGACCCGGGTGTCAGTCCGCGGCGATCGGCGGCCGAGACGACTAGGCTGCTGGACGACATGCGCAAGCCCGGCGATGATCGCGACCACGTTGGCAGTATGACGCCGATCATTGACGCCTACACGCAAGGCAAGCTAAGGCGCGAGGATTTCACCTTCCTGCAAAATCAGTTCACCAACTACCGGAACCCTGATGGAGAGAAGCTAGCGGCGACCGAGCGCTCGTTTGTCGAGGGCATGAAGTCGAGTATTACGAAATCAAATCCGCTGATGGGGCAACTTGATCGCGAGGGCGATCAGAAGCTCTACGAGTTCAACTGGAACATTCAGCAGAAAATCGCGCAATACCGCAAGGCGGGCAAAGACCCGTTCGATCTTTTTGATCCGTCAAAGTCCGACTATCTCGGCTCGCCAGAGGCATTAAAGAAGTACACGACCAGTCTCGCGGAATCTTCGCAGCACATCGCGCAATCGCTCAGCGGCCAGACTGGCGTGGCCGTTCCGATCCCCCCGCCCGCGCCCGCGGCGACGCAGCGGAAGCCAGGTGAAACCTTACAGGACTGGGTCAGCCGTCTGCATCTGGGGCCGCCAGCGCACCCCGAACCATCCGCGCCAATCGCGCGTCCCTAGATGCCATCGATAATCGATCAGGCGCAGCAAGCTGGCTTCTCGAAAGATGAGATCAATCAATGGTCATCTAGCTTTCGCGATCAGGCTAAGGCCGCCGGATTTAGTGACGAGGACATAACATCGTATCTCGGCGGCACTGTTACGCCGCCGAAGACTATGCCCGAGCCGTTCCGCCGCCGCATCACCTCCGGGATAGCACCCTACGATCGCTTGGTGGCGGCGACCGAGAAAGGCGCGCAGGCCGGCTGGGGCGCAGCTCCGCTCGGCGAGGACGCATTAAAGCAAATGCGCGAAGCCGGCATGATCAGCGACCCGGCCATTGGCCAGCCAGGGCCGATCCGCCTTCTGACGGATGCGATCAACAAACCGATCGGTATCGCCGTTGAGGCGCTGGGGCGGGCGACATCGGCGGGACTGTCAGCAGCCGGGGCATTTTCCGGGCAAGCTGCGCGCGAGGTTGGGGCGAGCGAGACGGCCGCCGGCCAGGTCGAGCGCGAGGCAGAGAACTTCCTAACATTTCTCGGCACCCCTACCGGCATCGTGCATTTTGCGCGGCCGGGCGTGGGTATCGGCGGTAGCCCGGTAGACGAGCCGATGGGCACCATGCCGACCGGCCAAGACTTTGCCAACGCGGCTTCCAAAGCGGTCGGCTCCTCGCCGATGTCGGTGCAAGAAAAGCTGTTGCGGCTCTATACGGAGAACGGCGTTCACCCGGCGGAGGTTGCGGCCGATGCGGCGCACGATCCGACGGTGACGCAAGCGCTGGCCTCACGCGGGAAAGATATTCCTGAGCGCTATGCGGGAGCAGCGCCCACGTTGGTCGCACCTCCGCCTGCGGCTGTGCAGCCGACACCCGCGCCGGTTCCCAGCGCGGCGGAGCTAACGCCCGGCGGGGGCATTCAATCGTTTGCCCCAAACGAGCTTAAGGTTGACGCCGATCGCTTTCAGTTCAAAAGCGGAGCTGACGAACAGGGCGTTACCGATCGGCTGCGCGGCGTTCAGGCATGGGATCAGATTAAGGCCGGCTTGTCGCTCGTGTGGGAAGACGGGAACGGCGAGCACTACGTCGTAGACGGCCACCAGCGCCATGCGTTGGCCTCGCGGATCGCCGAGACCGACCCGAGCCAAAACCCGCGGCTCAACGCCATTGTCGTGCGGCAAGCCGATGGCGTCAGCGACACCGAAGCGCGCGTCATGGCGGCCTCGAAGAACATCGCCGAAGGCACCGGCACGCCGATCGACGCCGCCAAGGTGTTGCGCGATGCGCCGGAGCTGGTCGGCGATCTGCCGCCCCGCAGCGAACTTGTCCGCCAAGCGCGCGGGCTTGCCAATCTTGGCCCCGAACAATTCGGCGCGGTCATCAACGAGGTGATCCCGCCGCACTACGGGGCGATCGTTGGCCGGCTCGCGCCAGACGATCCGCAGCTACAGAGTTCGCTGATTGGCCTTCTTGCCAAGACCGAGCCCGCCAATGCGGCGCAAGCTGAGGCGATTGTGCGGCAGGGCATCGAGGCGGGCACAGCGGTCGAGAAACAGGCCAACCTCTTTGGCGATGAGGATATTGCGACCAGCCTGTATCTCGACCGCGCCAAGGTGCTAGATCGCTCATTACGGGAACTACGGCGCGACAAACAGGTTTTCTCAACGCTCGTGCGCGATCAGGACGTTGTGCAGGCCGTTGGGAACAGATTAGAGGCTTCAGCCAATGCGCAGCGCCTTGCCGCCGACCAACAGGCCGTCCAAATCCTCCAAGTCCTTGCCAATCGAAAAGGAGCCCTTAGCGACGCCCTCAGTGACGCCGCCCGACGTTCAGCCGCCGGCGACGGCAGCGGCGCCGTTCGCGACTTCGTTGCCGCCGTCCGCAGCCAAGCTGAAAGCGGCGATCTCGTCCGGGCAGCAGATGGCCTCCCAAGAGGCCGAGTTGATGTTGCGGCAAAAGACGCTGCAAGCACTATCGATCCTGCCGGCGGGCCAGGAGCGCCAGCCGCCGAGCAGCGAGCAGCAATCGACGCTAACGCCGCAATAAAGGCGACAACCGAACAGACGCCGCAGGGTACGCAGCTCGTCATCCCTGGCGCTGAGCAGTCGGCACGGCAAGCAGCTGAGGCGCGCGAAGCGGGCGGCCACGGCATGATCCAGCCGGGTGAGCGGCAATTGGAGCCCGGCGGCATGTTCGCGCCGCCAGCACCGGAGGAGCCGGGCCTATTCGGCCCTGAGGCAGGGGCGATCTCGTTCGCGCCGCGCCCGCCGCCCGCTAAAGGATCGCTCGAAGAGGCGCAGCAAAGCATCCTCTCCAAGCTCAGCATCGGCCAAGCTGGCCCGCGCCGTTCGTGGTCATTCTCGCGGCTCTACGCTAACGTATTCGACAAACTCTACCCGATACAGGAAATGGCCGGCCCCGATCCCTATCGGCTATCACGGCTGATCGCCGGCGAGGCGGGGCGGATCGAGCACTTCCTAACCAAAGGCACCTATGATTTTCACACCCACGAAATCGACGGCCCTAGCCTTCAGGCCGTACTGGAGCCGGTCAAGGGTGATCTCGACGGCTTTCGCGCCTTCGCTGTTGCGGCGCATGGGCTAGAGCTTGAAGCAAAAGGAATCACTACGGGGCTTGATCTCGCGGCTATGCGTCATGTGGCTCGCGAGGGGATCGAAAAGTATGAGCCCACACTTACGGAATTTGTAAATTTTCAAAATCGCGTTGCCAAATTTGGCCGCGATGCCGGGCTGTTGTCGCCCGAGGGCTACGATGCGATGGTCGAGAAGTGGCCCTTGTATGTGCCCTATCAGCGCGTGATGGACGCAGAATACGGCGGGGGTGTAGCCGGCGGCGGCTCCTTGCAGGCGCGAAATCCGATCGCTCGGATTTTGGGCTCCGAACGCGAAATTATCGACCCGATCGAAAGCGTGATTCGCAACACCGCCGCGATGGTGACGATGGCGGATCGCAACGAAGCGGGGGCTTCGCTGATCCGCACCCTGACGGCGCAGGGCGATATCGGCATCGGCGCACGCAAGCCGATCGAGGCAATCGAACTGCCGCCCGACCCCGAGCTTGACGCCGCACTCAAAGCCTACCTGCAGCGCAACGGTGTCGAAGACCCAGCGGGATTGCTTGATCTGTTGCATGCCGCCGCCTCACCGCCCGGCGACCCCGGAACGATCGGCGTCTTCCGCAACGGCGTGCGCCACACCTATGAGGTCGATCCCGAATTGGCGAAAGCCTGGAAAGGGCTCGACTCGCAGTCGGCCGGCATGATGGAGAAGGTGCTGCGGCCGTTCGCCTCGACGTTGCGTGCGGGCGCGGTGCTGACGCCCGACTTTGCGCTACGGCACACGATCCGCGACTTCCTCTATGCGGCGGTCACCTCGCCGGGCCTCTTTACGCCGGCCGATATGGCGCGTGGCTTTCTCGGATTGATCAACAAGGATGAGGATTACTGGCGCTGGCTACAGGGCGGCGGCTCAAACCTCTCGATGGTGTCGGTTGATCGCCACTATCTACAGGACGACATCGCGCGCCTAACCGAACAGACCGGCTTGATGACGCGCACGCTCAACACTGTTGGCGATCCGAACGCAACATGGATGCAGAAGGGGGGCGCGGTTGCCGGCCTGCCCTTCCGCGCGATCAGCAAGTACATGATCCACCCGCTACAGGTGGCAACCGAGCTTGCTGAAAATGCCTCGCACCTTGGGGCCTTCAAGAAGGCGATGCGGGCCACCGAGGAGGACGGAACGACGATCACCAAGGCTGACATCCAATCGGCCGCCTTTGCCTCGCGTGACGTGGCGGTGGACGCTGCCCGCATCGGGGCAAAAATGCGCGCCTACAACATGATCACCGCGTTCTCGAACATCGTCCTTCAGGATAGCGACCGCGTTGTGCGCGCCTTTGTCAACGACCCGGTAGGCACCAGCCTAAAGGTCGGTGGTGCCATCTCGTTGCCATCGGCGCTGCTGTGGTGGGCGCAACAT